TCTTTTCCATCTCCTTCTCCTAAGTTGAAACAACGAGGGCCGCAACGGCTAGTGAGCCGAGGTAGATGAGGATATATTTATATCTCATTCTTTTCTCCTTTCTCTAGTAATGTACTAGCTTTGTGTCAGTACACTACTTCTCCCCTCTTCCTTTCTCAAGTGGGTAGATAAGGAACTCTCTTATTCTTGATAGGACAACTGACAAAGCGTCAAACTCAGGTACTCTCTTCCCCGTTTTTATACTGTAGACATTACCAATTATCGAATACGCCTCACCTATTGCGAGGATTGATATGGATGATGAAACTATGAATGAGAGGTCATTCCCATTTACTTTTGCAACAAGAGCAACCGAGAGGGGTATCAAAAGCAGACACAATTTTGATAGAACACCAAATATAAGCTTCCTAGATGTTATCGCTCTCCAGCCACAACAACTGGCAGACGCTATTATACCAGTGACAACATCCATAATCATTAAACAGCCAAAGGCAAAAGCAGCATCGTATGTCAATCCGAGTATTCCAGCTATTAAGTATCCTAAGTTTTTTACCCAAATAGGTATTAACATAAAATTATAAGTTAGCTTGTGCGGCTGATTTAATTTGTTTTACCATCTTCCCTGCTGTTCCTGCTGTATTATATCCTGATAGGTCAGTAGTCCAAGGGTCTCCTGCGCTTCCTGCTCCGTTTAATTTGTTCCCCCTAGTTCCTGAAGTGTTGTAGTCAGAGGCTAAAGCATTCCATATAGCGGCTACGAGTTCTTGAGTGGTAGCTGTGCCTGAGTTGACATAGATGTCAGCAGCCATACTTGCTGTACCCTTCAAGTCTCCTCCCAGTGTTCCAGAACCAGACAATTCAGAAGAGATACCAGCAATCAAACTTAAAGCACCTTCTAGGTCTCCGCTTCCAGCTAAATCAGCGGCCATTTGAACAGTTCCCACCATTGAAGCGGTCAAGTCTCCAGCACCTTCAAGTGTTGCGGACAAAGCAGAGATAAGAGAAAGAGCAGAGGTAATAGACCCAGCACCAGAAAGGTCAGCGGTCAAGTTGATACCCATAGCCATTCCAGCGGTTACGCTTCCAGTTCCTGAGATACCAGTAGAGCTTGAAAGTTCCCCTCCTTTAAAAGCAAGAAGGAAAGAATACGGAGGCTGTGTTCCAGTAGGTAGTGAAGCCTTACTGTTCTGTGCAGCCCCGTCAGTGATATACATACTCGACAAACTACCAGCCTTAAAGTTCCGGTAAAGATTAGTGAACCCACCGATTGCTCGGCCTGGGCTACTATTTAAGACTGAGTAGTTGTTGAGAAGCATTAGTTCCAAATAAAGTTCAAAGTACCTGAGAAAGCAGATGAAGCAGGAGTGGCAACACCAGAACCCCATATCCAGTAGAGAGCAGCTCCGTCAAAGATTCGAGGTAGTGATGGCATTTCTAATACGAGGTTTCTTTCAGCGGCGAGTCCAAGAGTAGAGAGTGGAAGCTCTGTGATTTCCTTAATAAGAGCGACACAGTATTCTCCTGAAACGTAAGAGACAGAGTTCTGAATGGTGTTTACTTCAGCGATACCAGCGTCTCCTGCTTGAAGTGGCATGGTGTAGTTATACTTTCCAGTTCCAGTAGCTCCTGTGTAGATAATCAAAGAGTTAGCAGCAGCGGTCTTTCCGATAGGAAGTACAGTAGGTGTGGCGCGTGAAGCAACCTGAGCAGAGTTCGTGTACCCGAGAGAAAGGTTAGGAGTGGCAGCGCCAAGGGCGGTAGAGTTTGGATTGAAGATGATAGCCTGTACACCTGCTCCGTTTGTATAGCGAGGAAGGAGGCGAGACATGGTATGAGTACCTGTACCTGCGTCAGTGATGTTGATAGCCGTTCCAGCGATGGCGTTAGCGTAAGAAGTCGCTAGTTTGAAAGTTGAATCAGTTACCTTGATAACGTAGTAGTCAGTTGCAGTTGCGAGTCCCCCTGGAAGTGTTGTCGTGGTAGTAAGACGGACACGAGTACCAGTCAAGATATTTGACGGGATATTCGTTGTAGAGGTCATTGTGATAATGTCCGTTCCAGCGTCAGCCGTGAAAGTGTCTCCAAAACCTAAGGTGTTAGTCGTAGCCTGTGCGGTAGTAGTAGTGACTGATGTAACACGGTAGAATCCGATTACGTCAACCAGTTTGAGGATTCCAGGCACTACGGTAGCTGCTGCTGAGACTGCGGTTGCAGAAGCGAGATACTTATAAAACCCTGAAGCCTGTACATCTCCTCCGTGTTGAATTGCACCTGCGCTTGTTGTAGTGTCTCGAATACCCTGAAACAAAAGGTTTGTCCCCGTGTTAAAAAGAGCGTCAGCTCCAGGGTTTCCTGCTCCACGAAAGAGAGTGTGAAACTCGTTAGCTACTGCTGCGGTTGTCGGATTAAAGTTTTTCCCCCATGTTTGCTTAAAGACCTGACCATTTGAGAGGGCGTTAATGATTTGGTCGTTGCTTGAGAATCCTGCCATATTATTATTGTTAGTTCCAAATTACTTTTAATTGTCCTTCTATGACTGCGCCGTTTACCGAACCATTCGGCAAGCAGAGATACCCTAAAAATGCGTCATCATAGATACGAGGCATTTCGTTTTTGTGTATGAGATAATCGGTTTCGGTTGGTGCGTCTATTCCACGAACGACTGTTTCAGCGAGAGGCTTCACGAGTACGAGAGTGAAAAACCCTGAGTCTATTCCGTTCATTTGTACTGATTCGATACTGCGAACTCCTTTGTCGTCATCTTGAAGTGGGATAAAAGGGCAAGCAGAAGTGTTGTTTGTTGGAGTCAAAACAGTAGTCGTAACCGTTCCGAGTACAGAAGAAGTGTTCTGAGTCATTACTAAAGCGGTGCGTCCTGATACTCCGTCTGAGTTGGTGTAGGTAACTGTGAAGGTCTGTCCGCCTGTTCTTGCACCCGTGGTGATTGCCATCATCTGTACCCCTACTCCGTCTGTGTATCTCGGTAGAGTGATAGTGTTATCCATTGTCTGAAGCCCTGTTTCTGAGTCGTCTACTGTTGGGTAGTAAAGAAGGTAATCGCAGAGAATCATCTGCATTGGAAGCGGAGCGGCAGTAGGACACCAATTAAGAGTCTTTCGGAGGTGCTTCTGTGAAGGCGAGACATTCGGGCCATGGTAAATCCCCTTATCAGTAGATTGTTTTACTTGCGTAGCTGTTAGAGGTGCAGCATCAAACCACTGTTTTGCAGGGGGCATACCAGAAGTGTTAGCAAGGTCAAACCAGATACCAGCAGTGGTAGCCTGTGAAGGAGTCTTTCTCCATTTGTAGTTTCTGACCCGACCTTCGGATTCTGAATCTACGACATCTTTAATTCCTCTAAATCCAGACATTATATTTCCTTAGCAGTTAGTGTGAAGGTAAAAGTACGCTTCGAGTTTGTATCAGTGAGGGTCATTTCGTTGGCAAAGATTTCTTTTTTTCCAAGTTGGAAAAACTCTACGGAGGCGAGACCTACAAGCATGGCCTGTACATTTGAAAAAGAACTCTCTGAAAGGTTATGGAAGATTTCTTTTGTTTCTGTTATTCCTCCTTTACCTTCGAGGTTGCTTTCCATTCCACAAATGATGTTTCCTTCTTTACAGTCACAAGTACGGACATATCCGTCTTCGTTTGACTGAGCTTCTTTTTGACAAATACTGCACTGATACATACTCTTTTTTTAATTTAATCTTCGGTTATAGTGAGTGCTCCGATTGCGAACTGAGGCTGAATACCAGAAGAGATTGAACGAGAAGCGGTTAATGCTCCTGAGTAAAGAATCTGTCCTGCACCAGATGATGTAGTTACGATTGAAACGTGAGTGATTGTTTCAGAGCCAGAGGTACATTCTGGAAACTGAAGGAGTCCAGTGTTAGCACTTGAGCCACCAGAACCAGCAGAAAATCCAGTAGCGGCGGTTACGGTAACGCGGTCGTATGAACCATAAGCGGCTTCAGAGGTAGTAGCTGAGCCACCTTCTCCTGGGTCTGCAGTATGGAGGGCGATATAGCGAGAAGCATTTGAACGCCATGAAGGGTCTTGTGCCCGAAGAATAGCGTCTAAAGTCTCGTTTTCAGTTGTGTTTGCTTTTGACATAGTTATTTGATAGTTAATTTTGAATCCTTAATTATAATTGACTTCCCCTCAAACTCGACCCCTGCCTGAGAGAGTTTTTCCTTTAAGAGCCTAATTGCGGACTGCAACTTCTGCTCTTTTTCCTTTACTTCTGTGCTGACTTCTACTTCTTTCATAATTATGCGTATGTTACGTTTGTTATGTTTCCACTTGAATAAGTAAGTGTTTTCGTTAAGCTTATGCCACCAGGAGTTGACCCCGATAGAACAATACTTGTTACATCACCGCTTGTATATCCAAATGTTTTAGTGATTATACCACTACCAGTATCATAATCTATAAAGTCTATATTGTCATCAACGTCATAGGTAATATCGTAAGGGTATGATTTGAGGTTTTTAGAGACAGTTTCAAACTCTTGCTCTATTACATTACCAACAAGAGCTATCGTTCCATCCTGGTCTGGAAACTGGATATTTCTTCCTGCTGTTATGAGGCTAGTATCAAGAATGACTAACTCTCCATTAGCAGTGTTTCGTATCCTTAAAACTCCAGTCGTCCAATCGAGCACTATATCTCCAGAGTCATCTAAGAGTTGCCTATCTTCCCACTTGATAGAATCTACCCCTATTGAGTCTTTCATCAACATGGTGAGCCAGTTTAGAACCATACTAGACGCTCCCCAGAGTTCTCTACTGTCCCAGTCTATCGAAAGATTAGCGACTTCATCAAAAATCTGTTTAGACTCCCAGTTGAGAGCGACATCGGTATTAGTGCCTAAAAGTTGTCTCCCTGATGAATCTATACTTCTCAGATTAGCTCCTATATTATCATAGATACCACTAGCAAAGCTCTTTTTACCAGCTATGTGTTCATCGCCAGTTTTATGTACAACATCAGAGTCGTTTGCTTTATCATCAAGAGCCGCTTGTAAGTCTGTTTGGTCGGATAATGTGCCAGTAATTGAACCCCAGGTACCACTGCCACCAGGAGTTCCATCACTGTTTACCCACTGTTTAATATTGGCATCAAAGGTAAGCGTCTGACCATCAGTAGGAGCTTCTATATTCGTATCTAAAGCTTGGTCAATCCGTTGGATACCACCACTATTGATAATGGGCTTTGGAAGGTTCTTAATAGCCTTAGCGTCTATTCGCTCATCACCTTCAAGACTCTCCAGTTTATCCCTCAAAACATCAGCCTCTTCAGCTGGTAAGATATTGTTAATAACCTTGGTTTCCATTCCAAGTTTCTTCTTGAACTCTTCTTTATCAATCTTTAGCTTTATTGTGGTCATACCAACTCTAAGGA